TGTTCGCCTTGCTACTTCCGCCCACTTATCATCGCCCAATCCTTCTTTATCAAATCCTTCACTGAAATATTGCTTGGTAGCTTGCATTATTTGGATAGCCGCCTGCTTTTTTGCAGACGGGAAAGATTCAGCAATCTTATCAAATCCAAATAAGCTCATTACTCAGCGTCTAGTTCTTCTTTTTCGGGCTCTACCGTTACAGTTACCGCCGTAAGGGCTGTTTTCAGGTCATTGAGCGCAGCTGTAAGTGTAGTCTGCGCTTCTTCTACGATAGATATCTTATTAGCGACATCCGTAGTGTCTAAATTCACGTCAAAAGTTACTTTCTGTGGCATGTTGTGTTATTTTGTATGTTTTGGTTTATCTTCACGTTTTTTACTTTCGTCTTTCAGTGGACCCGCACCTGCAGCCTGCTCCTTTTTATCGGTCAGCACGTTCTTATCAGGCATCACATCCACCTTTTCAAGCTTCAGGTTCAGCTTGCTTTCCAGTTCTTTCTGGTCAATTCTGTATCCTGCTTGCGCCAGTGTAAGCCCAAGCGTTCCCCATTTCTGATTTTTATCTGCTTCCTGTGCCGCAATAGCTCTTTCCTCGCTGTCATTCAGGAATTTTATCTTGTGCCCTTTAGGTATATCTATGCCCAATGCTCTTAGCTTGGGTATCCATAACTCATTCGTACGGTTGGCTGCATTATCACCGTCTATCATGCGCTTAGCCGCTATGGCCTTTTGTACAGGTGTATTACCGCTTGCATCATCCGTTATGTCACCACCACCACTATTTTGTGTGCCACCCATAGCTTTAGGTGTGCTGTCTATAAAGTCGGCATGGCCGCCAAACCACTTGCTTATGTCTGATTTGGCCCTATGGTCAAAGTCATTATAGGCTTTATACCCGTTACCTCGGCTGCCATCATTCAAAAATTCAAGTTCATCCTGTAACCCGGTTATCAGCGCACCCATGTGCCCCATATTAGCCAGCGCCTTTTTCTTTTCCTCAAACTCATCACCCTCAAGGTCATTCGTTTTTAGCCACCGGTACGGCTGAGCGAACATTTCTATAAAGTCAGTATTGTACTGTACGTTGTTGCGTTGTAGTATTTCGAGTGCCGTAGCTACATAAAGTAGTCCGTAACCGCAATTATTGATACCATTTAGCTGTGGCGTAGGCATCCATACGTGCCATTGGTCGTAAGGCGCCTCTTCCCAACTGTACCCCGCAGGGCTTTTCTCAAATATGCTTACATGTTTACGGTCGGGGCTTATGTTCCACCTTTTCACATTAGTGAGCAGGCCCGGCACGCCGTCTTTTATCTCACCGATCGATGAAAGTGAAAACCCATGGTAATCGGCATCGAGTATATAATGCAGCGCATGATTTACATACCAATCCAGCTTAAAAAATTCAGTCCAGTGCTTATCAGGCGCTCCACCCGCATCTACTATCTGAAAGTCACGTAGTAAAGTCAGTTCTTTCCTGCGTTGTATGCATGCTGCTACGTGGGGATTAAGAACAGTTTTTTCGTACATCTTCTGCAGATCCACGCGAAATGGCCACCCTGCCACCTCTGCCTGTTTCTTTGCATCCGCCCAACTTTGCAAATCCCCTTTTACGAGCTCGAAAGAAGCGGGGAAAATGTTGTTGTTAAGATTCCGCGCGGGATTATCACTACCACCACCGTTTCTAATAAATGACTGCGCATTACCACCGCCTTTGGCTGTAAAAGAAAACCCGTAAAAGTTGCCGATACTCGATAGTGCGTTACTAGCCATTATTATTCAGCTTCTATTTTTGTGAAATTGTGTAGCAGTAGCAGGTAGGCGGTAGCCTGTTCTGTTTGCCCTAATGCTTTCCAGTAAAGGTGTCTTTCCATCAGCTCTGCCTGAAATTCACCCTTAAAATCTCTAACCATTATTTCAGGTTGTGTTTTTTTAGTATTTGCCATGGTCAATAATTATTAGTTTGCTTTATAGCGCCGCAATACCACGTCCTCGTGTTGTTCTGTGGTTGTTTTACAGGTAATATCATCGTTATCATACCCTCGGCTACATCTTTCAGTTCACGCAATATGCTGCGGTAATCATCAAGCCATACATCAGGCCTGTTCTTAGGAGCAATGAGCGGTGATAACTTAAATACAGTTATCCGCACCATGGCATCTTTTATAGTTTGATTGCGGTTGTCGCCTTGTACCCACTTTGCATCAGTTAATGGAGTTGCGACAGGAATTGTATAGGCTTCTTTATTATTCCAATAAGCGCCATTTGCATTATTTATCGGATCGTCAGGGAAGATATTATTATACGGTATATTATTGTACTCACTATACTGCAACACCGCATTGTGGCAAAGAACAGTGCTTGCCTGATTCGCTGTGTATGTATACCCCTTCCAAAAAATTACATCTCCCTTTGAGTATAAAGTTTTGTAGTTGAACACAGGAGCGTAAGGCTGTGTCAACGTGGCGGGATTAAGTTGCCCATTTACCGTACAGGTCGCAGGGTATGCGCCATAGTAGATTGTATATTGTGCCCCAACCGAAGTCCATTGTGTCGCATCAAAAACAGTATCAGTAATATCTGCATTGCAGATGTATCCCGTACCCGCTTCGATAACTAAATCACCTTCTGCATGCACTCCTGCAGCCCATGGCGCAAACCCGTTAGGAGAAAAATCCACCACTGTCCTTTGCGCGGCGCCATACACTTTGGTACTATCATAAGGCTGCATATCGGTAAACTCAAGGTCAAGGTCATACTTAGCGGTAAGTCGCTGCACAATCACCTGCAAAGAAGTGTTTTCCTCGATTACACGCTTGCTATCATCACCCTGTACGAGCTGACGCAGGTAGTCACCTTGTATGTAGCTCTTATAGTCGTTTTTTATAAGGTAGCCCATACATTTCCTCCTTTTGTGCTAAATACAATACGGGCTACACACCCGTAGGTTGCAGCCCGTATAATATCATTGTAAGTTGTTTGCATAATGGGTTAGATGCATCTTCACATCTCTTCACCTAACAATTTTTTAATTTTGTAGGCTATGCCTTCAAAATTAAGTTCATTTTTTTTAACTGTCAAATTTATATTTCAGATATTTAGGTTAATTTTGGATGATAACCGACACATACATGAACGCACTTGAAAACTTTCTACAATTGCATTTAGAAATGCGTGAAAAATATGGGGATACGCCTAACCCATGGCTTGATAGCCAAATTGCACAAATTGAAGATGTTATTTATATGCGGCATGCCGTAACTCCTGTGTCTTACGAACTTGTATTTGGAGATGATATCCCCGAAAAACAAAGCATTGTTAATTATAATACAAATCAAATAAATATGCCTACATCTATGGCTTACGAGACTATATTTTCAATATGCGGGGTGAACGACGATAGTGTCAATAAGTGCATGGATTTTGCTAGAAATAAGGTGTATAAAAACATAAATGCTGCATAATGGGAAACACTTCACCAAAACTCTTGTCATTCAAACAAATGCACCTTTTGGCTAAAGAATATTCACAAAACCCCGATAATGACGTGAAGCCCGCTAGCTTTGTTAATGAAGCAACGTATAATTTATTTAAATCAATAGGATATGATGTGGCTCATTATGTAATAAATGAACTTATTCCCGACTACGCAGTAGTTGAAGCAAATAGGCCCACATATATTCAGGCGCATGTTGAATTTTTAACTCCCTCGACACTTTAAAAAGCATTACATGGAAAATAGCGAAGTTGACGTATTTGTAAATGGGCATCAGGTGGCGAAAGTCGAAAAGCGTAATCTGATAACGGATTTCCCGGAAGGGGCTACACTTACTGTAAGTGACCCACCTGTGTTTGTTTTCTTTCCCGACACACTTGAACCTTTAGACGGAGAATAATTATGGGTATAGACTGCGCAGGTATAGCAACAATGAAGACAGGAGAGCATGTTTATGCTCGCTTTGATAGACTTGCAGTATTTCAGGATATTGAAGACCATAAAGGGATATATACCCATTGGCATGATGAACCCATTACGGATATTGAAGTAGCTATTGATTGGTGCAACGCAAGACTGAACTTGCTTAATAATCACGTAAACGATGAATTTGTAACGGAACGACTTGATTATTACAAACATTGGACTAATGAATTTCTAAAATTCTGCACTTACCTGCTCGATAAAGATATTGCTGAATTAAGAGTACTTGCCGATACTGGAAACTATTACGATGATTTGATAGTATTTGGTGACACTAAAGAGGTGGAGCTATGAGCGAACAGAATATACCACAAGTAGACTACCGTCTGCTACTCGAAAAGTACATAGAGCACGTCTCGCAATGCGAGGGCATAGACTTTATAGATAGCGTCAACGTTGGAATGGGAAGCGATGTAGTGTTCACCGATAGCGAATTAACATCTTTAACCGAATTACGAAATGAATATAGAATTTCGGCTATAAAATAGCCCGTTTTATGTCATTTAAAACGCATTATGCGCCACCCGCGGTATCTCCACCCACTTCTGCCCTTTCCCGCCGTTCTTAAATTTATTGTACTGGCTCATCCATACCTCACAGATAACGTAATCTAACCCATCAGAGAAGTGCCCCCACCGCTGTACACCCCTGATACCATCAACCGTTACTTTGGTTTTATCCTTGCCGTTCCCGTCCGGCGCTTCTGCCGTATGTTGCAGGTCCGCAATAACATGCTTACAGGTTGTGGATATGGTAATAAAAAGACCGTAAATATTCTTACCCAATACATCATTGATGAAATTACCCCTCATCGCCACATTCGGATTGCTTTTTGATACCCGCAGCTTTGGCTTGAATACTTCAAGATACTCTTTAGCCAGTACAAAGAAATCCTTACCTTTTTCCAGTTTCGTATCATCTTTGCGGCTTGTAGCATCCCCGCATATATAAACCGCTTGCTGATGATCTAAGCCACTCTTCCCAAAAGTCTTTACTATCTCATTGCACACCCACCGGAGCGTATTAAAAGGGTTTGAGGCGGCCAGTTCCCATATACAGTAAGCATTATTACCCTCAAACTGCCATACGCTAACCGGCAGGTATGGGTTTACGTTTTCGTCAAAGGTTATCCACAAAGCAAGTCGTGGATTGTAAGCGGTAAACTTATTGTGTAGGTTCTGATTATAATTCTTGTAAAAGGGCTGACCGGTCGTCTTTATACCCCACGCACCGGTAAGATAAGCATTACGACGCTCCATGTCATACCCAGCCTGCTCTATCAGCGTATTCTTATAATCTTCGTGGTCAATAAAGTAGTTATCA